TTTCTACCGCAGCTATGCAGTTTGCTGCACGTGCTTATCCCAGTCTTGTTCCCAGTAATGGTAAAATTGTCAAGTCTATTGTTATTGGCAAAGATCCTACTGGTGAAAAGTATGAAAAGTCAGAGCGTGTTTCTGAGTACATGTCTTACCAACTAATGCACGAGATGGATGGTTGGGAAGAAGACATGGACAAGATGCTCATGATGCTTCCTGTTGTTGGAACCGTATTTAAAAAGACTTTCTATGACAAAGCGGATGACCGTATTGTCTCTAAGTGTGTTCTTCCCCAGAATATTGTTGTCAACTATTGGACAAAAAACCTAGAAGATTGTGAACGTATTTCAGAAATCATTGAGATTTCTCCTCGTAAACTTAAAGAACGACAGCTTCAAAAGATTTATCTAGATGTAGATTTGGGTGATGCTCCTATGCCTGAGCGTCAGCGCATTGATTCCAACACTACACAAGACAACACCACTCCTTACGAAATTATCGAGCAACATACGTTCCTTGATATCGAAAAGACTGGTTATGCTATTCCTTATATTGTAACGTTTGATCGGCAACTTGGTAAAGTTTTGAGGATCAGCCCTCGGTTTAACATTGATGATGTAACCCTAGGTGATGATAACAAAACTATTGTTAAAGTTAAGCCGCTTCAAATGTACACCAAGTTTGGCTTTGTTCCTAACCCAGATGGCGGTTTTTATGATATTGGCTTTGGTGTCCTTCTTGGCCCACTTAATGAGTCAGTAAATACTCTTATTAATCAACTTGTAGACTCTGGCTCTTTAAGCAATCTACAAAGCGGTTTCATTGGTAAGGGCCTACGTATGAAAATGGGTGATGCCCGTTTCCAACCAGGAGAATGGAAACCCGTTAATGCTACTGGTGATGACCTAAGAAAACAAATTGTTCCTCTTCCAGCTAAAGAACCTTCAGCAGTTTTATTTCAACTGATGGGGAGTTTAATTACCTCAGGTAAAGAGCTTGCTAGTGTGGCGGAAATCTTTGTTGGAAAGATGCCCGGTCAAAATACACCTGCCACAACTACAATGGCTTCTATTGAGCAGGGAATGAAAGTATTCACTGCTGTTTATAAGCGTATCTTCCGTGCTCTTAGTGAAGAATTCAAGAAGATTTTTAAACTTAACAACCAATATTTAGACCCAAACAAATACGTTGCGGTGTTAGATACAACTGTTAATCCTGAAGATTTTGATTTAAAGTCCTATGATATTTGTCCTGGTGCAGATCCCACGGCAGTGTCTCAGACTGAAAAGCTGTTAAAAGCTCAAGGGCTCTTAGAGATCCTACCTATGGTTCCAGGAATGTTGGATCCTATTAAGGTGTTCTCTCGTGTGCTAGAAGCACAAGAACAACCTAACTGGCAAGACTTGTTCTCACAACAAGTACAGCAAAGTGGACAACTTCCACCACCTCCTCCAGATCCCAAGCTTATGGCTATTAAAGCCAAGATGGAAGCCGATCAGCAAAAAGCTGCTGTCGATGTTCAAGCTAAGCAAATGGATATGGAACTCAAGTCCCGCGACAAACAGCAGCAAATGCAAATGGACGCGCAGGAACATGCACAGAAAATGCAGATGGAAAAAGAATCCGCTATGCTTAAAGCAGCATCAGATATTCAAATGGCAAATGTGTTTGCCGCTACAGAGAGGGCTAAGGGCCAGCAAACTCTGCAGAATAACCAAGTAGCCCATGAGCAAAAGATGACTCAAGAGAAGGAGAAAGCAAAATTAGCCAAGAAACCGACCTCTACCAAGAGTGGAAGCACCAAGAAATAACACGTGAATTCAAAGCACGAATTCTAGATCGTTATGAAGCTGTCAAGGAAGAACTTATTCATTCATCCCTAGACACGGTGTTATACAAACAAGGTTATTTACAAGCATACCTAGATATTCTGGGAGTATTCGAAAATGATTGAAGTCAAGGGTTGTAGAATCCTAATTCGTCCTAAGTCTCTTGAAGAACACGACAAAGTTCGTGCTTCAGCAAAAGCAGTTGGTATTCAACTGTTGGACACTACAGAACGGAAAGAAGAAATCAATGTCGATCAAGGCACTGTTCTTCAAATTGGCAAACAATGCCACCCCGATTATGTAGGAGATTTAGAAGTTGGTGATGTTATTGGTTATGCCAAGTTCGGTGGGAAGTTCTTTCCTGATCCCGATAACGAAGGTAAAAACCTACTAGTCATCAATGACGAAGATGTTATTTGTGTATTTAAGGACTAATTATGACTGAAGAAACTAAGCCACAAGATGGCACTCCTCAGGAAAACACTCCTCCTGAACTAACTCCAATTGAGCAAAAAGCTCTTGATATGGGTTGGCGTCCCAAGGATCAATTTGAAGGCGAAGAAGACGACTTCATTGATGCTAAAGAATTTGTACGCCGTAAACCTCTCTTTGATAAGATTGAGACTCAGTCAAAAGAGATTAAAAATGTGCGTAAGGCTATTGATGCTCTTAAGCAACATTACACCGTTCGAGAAGAAGCTGCTGTTAATGCGGCTCTCAAGCAACTCAAAGAAGCTCGCCAAGAAGCAATTACAAACGCTGATGGTGAAGCCTTCGATAAAATTGATAGCGAAATTAAGTCTGTTGAAAAAGAACAAGAACGTTTAAAACAACTAGACAGTGTACCAGTCGATACTCCTACAGTACACCCTGAATTTGCTGCATGGTCCAACCGTAACCAATGGTATACTTCTGTTGGTTACATGCGCAAGTGGGCTGATGACTATGGGACCACCCTTTCTGCACAAGGGCTGTCTCCATCAGAAGTACTCAAGAAAGTTGAGGACGGTGTTAAAAAAGAATTCCCTCAGAAGTTTACCAATCCTAACAAGAGCAACGCTCCCTCAGTGGAGAGTGGGTCACAAAAAGCCTCAGGCTCTAAGAAGGATGATTTCGAACTATCTGACCAGGAACGTCGAATCATGAATACGTTGGTTAGTACCAAAGTCTTGACAAAAGAAGAATACATTTCGCAGCTTAAGGCCGCGAAGGGTATCAAGTAATTAGAAAGGGATTAAAATGTCTCGAAATACAACCCCTGAAGTGGCAAGTGCCCGACCCCGTCGAGTCCCAGTAGAAGGCCGTAATCGGCTTCTAATCCGTAATAAGGAACCTGGATTCGTCTACCGTATTGTCAACGATGTTGAAGACCGTGTGCTAGAATTCCAAGAGCGTGGCTATGAAATTGTGCCCCAGGAAAAGCTAGGACGTGTTGGAGATAAACGTGTGGACACTACATCCTCACCCGGTTCTAGTTCTTATCTTTCTGTCGGTCAAGGTACTAAAGCGGTCGTTATGCGTATCAAAGAAGAATGGTACAAAGAAGATCAAGCTGTAAAACAACAACGAGTCGATGATACAGAACAAACTATGAAACAAGTTAAACCTGGGGATTACGTTCCTCGGTCTTAAGTTTCTTAGGCCGTGGGTGAGTCCTCACAATCTAAATTGAAAGGATAGGCTATGGCCAATACTTCTAAAATTAGTGGCTTCCGCCCTTCTTCGAGCGCCGTTGGTGGCTCGATGCAAGGTCAGGGTCACATCTATGCTGTTCTAGCCGCGGACGCCACTGCGCTGTTCGTAGGCGATCCAGTCAAACTTGATGGCGCTGGTCACACTAATGGTGTGGCTTCTGTTACCAAGGCAACTCAGGGCGCTGCTGTTCTGGGTGTTGTAGTTGGTGTTCTTCCCGCTAAAATGGATCCAGTCTCTGGGTCTATGACTGCTGGTGCCATCACCCTCGATACGCCAGTTTATCGTCCTGCCTCTACATTCCAGTATGTTCTTGTGAATGATGATCCCTCTCAAGTGTATGAAGTTGAGGCCGTCACTGGCGCCAATGCTTCGTACTCATTTGCTGTAGCAGATATCGGCCTCAATGCCGATCTGTCTACCGTAGCTGGTTCAACAACCACCGGCGCATCGGCTGCTGCTCTTGACATGGCTACCAAGGCTGCGACTGCCACTCTACAGTGGAAGATCCTAGGCTCGGTAAACCGTGTTGACAATGAGCCAACTGGCGCTGCTACTAAAGTGCTTGTTAAGATTAACAACGCTACTCTTGGTGGTGGTACTGGCGCTACTGGCATCTAATAGGAGGATAATATGACTGGTATTGTTAATACTGGTAGTTTCGCAAAGGCCCTATGGCCAGGTGTAAATACCTGGTACGGTGATGCGTACAACCAATATCCCGTTGAATGGGATAAACTGTTCGAAAAGAACACCTCGCGTAAAGCGTTTGAAGAAGATGTCGGTGGTTCATACTTCAGCCTTGCTGTTGTAAAGTCCGAAGGCGCTCCTGTTTCCTTTGACTCTAGCCGTCAAGGTTTCACTAGTCGGTACAACCATGTGGTATATGCCCTTGGTTTTATCATCACTCGTGAGATTTATGATGACGACCAGTATGATGTAGTTGGTAAGCTCAAGGCCCAAAGCCTAGCTTTCTCAATGCGTCAGACAAAAGAAATCGTTGGTGCTAACGTTTACAACCGTGCGTTTAACACTGCCTACACAGGTGGTGACGGCTCTACTCTAATTGCTTCAGCCGGTGGTGGTGGTTCTGCCTCCCACCCCAACATTGCTGGTGGTACATTCACTAACGGTGTTGCTGCTGCTGTTGACCTCTCAGAAGCTAGCCTGGAACAAGCTGTTATTGATATCGCTGGTTTCACCAATGACCGTGGTCTAAAGATCGCTGTTCGTCCCAAGACCCTCATCATCCCCAAGGAACTCATGTTCGAGGCAACTCGTATCCTGAAGGCTGATGGTCGTACTGGTACTGACCTAAACGATCCTAACGCCCTGAAGACAATGGGTATGATTCCAGAAGTCGTTGTTAACCATTATCTGGTTGAC